CGTTATCGGTGCTTACGTTCCTACAAAGGAAATGGGCGGTGGCTCTGGTCTTAAGTATGCCGCTTCTACTATCATCCATCTCTCGAAGAAGAAGGAGAAGGACGGAACAGAGATCGTCGGAAACATTATCAAGGCAAAGACTGCTAAGTCGCGTTTGAGTAAGGAGAACATGGACGTAGGTGTCCGTCTCTATTATGATGAGCGTGGTCTTGACCGTTACTATGGTCTCCTAGAGCTAGGAGAAGCTGGTGGTCTATGGAAGAACGTTGCTGGACGTTACGATATGGGTGACGGTAAGAAAGTCTATGCTAAAGTCATCCTCAAGGATCCCGAGAGCTATTTCACTCCCGAGGTTATGGAAAAGCTAGAAGTTATTGCTAACGGAACATATTCTTATGGAAACTAATAGTCCAATTCTATGGAGGGGGAGCAGGTTGCTCCCCGATGACGTTGTTGAGACGGTTCGCCAAAAGCTCCTAAGTATGGATACTGCGAAATCAAAAAAAGACGGAAAGTTTGATGGTTTAACATCATCATACTTCGTTAACTCACCAGAGCGACCAGAAAATATATTTAAGGATACCTATAGTGATGTTGCTAAAGACCTCATGATTGATTTGAATATCCGTCATAAGCTTAAATCATTTTCTTACTGGTGTCAGGTCTATGATGGTAATCACCCAGTCCATGACCACTATGACCCATCTACCGTAATATCATTCGTACATTTCATTCGACCTATTGGCGAGTATTTCTTTTTCACTGATATTGCTGGAAATAAAACCTACCCGAAACAGGAAAAAGGTGATATAATTGCATTCCCATCGTGGTCTCCCCACGGTGTCGATACGGCAACGGGAAATCGAAGAGTTGTTATTGCTGGCAACTTACAAATTAAGCGAGCTTATATCGATTAGAGCAGGATAGTCTCAATCTAAAGTAACTTACACCACCCCCTTTTAAATACCACATGGAAAGAATTGAAAACCTAATCCTACGCTCACTCGTACATAATGAGGAATATTCACGCAAAGTAATCCCCTTCATTGAGCCGGATTACTTCCATGATTCTGCTGAGAGAGTTCTCTTTGAGGAGATTGCTCAGTATATGGTTAAGTACAACTCTAGACCATCAGCTGAGGCTCTTGGCATTGAGGTTGAGTCACGCACTGACCTAAGTGAGACTGAGGTACAGAGTCTTCGTGAGACTTTGATGGTATTTGAGGCAGTCACTGGAACTGACCAGTGGATGTTGGATACTACGGAGCAGTGGTGTAAGAAGCAGGCTATCTATAATGCTCTAATGGAATCCGTTAGTATTGCTAACGGTGATAGTAAAACAAAGACTGAAGACGCTATCCCAAGTATCCTTTCTGGGGCATTGGGAGTATCCTTCGACACTAACGTTGGTCACGACTATATTGAAGACGCCTCAGAGCGATTTGACTTCTATACACGTAAGGAAGATAAGATTCCATTTGATATTGAACTACTTAATAAGATTACTAAGGGTGGACTCACTAACAAGTCACTCAACATTGCTCTAGCTGGAACTGGTGTTGGTAAGTCACTATTCATGTGTCATGTTGCCGCTGCTTCTATGATGCAAGGTAAGAATGTCTTGTATATCACTTGTGAGATGGCAGAGGAGAAGATTGCTGAGCGTATTGACGCCAATCTCCTCAATGTAAATATCCAGGACATTGCTGGTCTCCCCAAGCCAATGTTCGAGAACAAGGTATCTAAGCTAGCCAAGAAAGTACAAGGCTCACTAATTATCAAAGAGTATCCGACTGCCCAAGCACACTCCGGGCACTTCAAGGCTCTACTAAATGAACTAAAGCTAAAGAAGAACTTTAGTCCCGATATTATTTTTATTGATTACCTTAATATTTGTGCTTCCAGCCGCATCAAGTCTGGAGCCAATGCCAATTCATACACTCTAGTCAAGAGTATTGCTGAGGAGCTTCGTGGTCTAGCTGTGGAGTTCAACGTACCCATCGTCAGCGCCACCCAGACGACCCGTAGCGGCTATGGAAACAGTGACGTTAATATCACTGATACCTCCGAGTCATTCGGTCTTCCAGCGACTGCTGACCTCATGATAGCGCTCATCTCAACCGAAGAGCTAGAGGAGCTAGGTCAGATTATGGTCAAGCAGCTAAAGAATAGATACAATGACCCAACTATCCATAAGCGCTTTGTTGTTGGTATTGACCGTGCTAAGATGCGCCTCTATGACTGTGAGCAGTCTGCTCAGGACAACATTATGGGTTCTGGTGAGGAAGAGTATGAGCCAGAGAATGATTCACCCAAGCCATTCAAGGAGAAGTTTGCTAAACTGAACTTCTAAATATACATAGTATATTCTCTTTTTAATGGCTGTTCTCAATTCAACATCCCCTGGGCAGCTTGGGAAGTATGTTATCCCAACAGCACAGAACTTGAATACAGCAATGAAGAAAGGCACTCCCGTCAGTCGCGGCAGTGCCAGGTCTTTTCGTATAAAGAATAATTCAAATAACGCAAACGTAATAAACGAGTTCATTAGATTAGGTAATAATCCAAAGACACAGAAAGATGCTCTAAATCTTACATTAGAAGTAACCGATACAAAGCAAGGCGTAATCAAGATTGGTAGTGTAGATAAGCCAAATATCAAATACAATCTAGGTGATATGGCAGAGGGCGTAGTTGGTGCTGCCATTGCCGCTAGATTCATGTACAAGAATCGCAATATAACCGAGAAGCAGGTCTATGGCGTAATCCGTTCTATGCCACCCGGAAAGCCAAAGTCTGGCAAGAAGGGTCTAGAAACAACTAAGGATTTTAAGTCTGCCAATGAGAATCCAAAGGTGATGGATGATGTCAACTTCTACCTCTCCCTGGCTGAAGTTAATATGAGAGCACTTCAGATGCCTGGTAATGAGGATTTGATTCGCCCATATGTAAGGTCAGCAGTTCGCTATGCCAACTCAACCAGTGTAAGGAAGTGGTCTAAGCTTTTATATGAAAATAACAGAGTAGATAAGATTGAAGTAATATCAGATGGACTTGGTGGGCAGACCACAACCAAGGTTGATGTTTTTGTTAAGGTTAATGATAAACCAATTGATATTAGAGTGTCACTAAAGGCTGGTGATGTTAAGCAGTTTGGTCAGGTCTCCGGTATTGAGTTCACCAAGCAGCAGAAGCTATGGGATACGACATTCGGCTATGTTAATGAAATCCGTGGTCTAGAGAAGCAGTATGACGCATTTGTTTCTTCTGCCCAAGTCCCACAGGCAGTATCTTTAATTTATAACAAGGTTGCTGCTGAGTTTAATAAAGATATGGCAACATCAGCTAAGACAAAGGTTATGCGTAAGCTATCCGAGTCCATCAAATACTTTGCCACTCTTAATGAGGATAATGTCACCCTACTTCAGGTTGGTAATGATGTCGCTAAGCTATACAGCTTCGACCAGATTTTTGATGGTATGAAGAACCTTAATCTCCAAGCACAGGTTACTTTTGGTAAAACTGGTTTACCAACTCTATTGATTGTCAATACTCTGACTAATCAGCCCATCATTCAATACCGAGTCAAGCAGGAGTTTAAGCCTGACGGAACTCCATATGTCAGGAACTATGTGGAGAAGCAGAAAGAGCTAAGTTCAATCATCGGCGAACAGCTTTGATTTGATTGACGCCTCATTATAAACCTGCTAAAATGGCTCCATAGCAATTAATAAACTATGAGCCAAGTAGATTTCAACCGTTACCTTACTTTTGTTGACGGAGTAACCAGCGATGCTTCTAAGGATACTGAAGCATTTGTTTACCGCGTACAGGAGCTAAGAGGTGCTGGCTGCGATATCCAACGTCTTATGACTGCTGCTGTTGGCGTATGTGCCGAGGGTGGTGAGTTTATGGAAATCGTCAAGAAGATGGCATTCCAAGGTAAGCCCTATAACGAAGATAACGTATATCATATGAAGCGTGAGCTTGGTGATATCATGTGGTACATGGCTCAGGCTTGTATCGCACTAGATGTGACATTTGAAGAACTGGTCGAAATGAACGTTGAAAAGCTAGAAGCACGCTATCCTGGTGGAAGCTTCGACGTTCACCGTTCTGAAGTTCGTGCTGAGGGGGACATTTGAATTTCAACCTAGACATTGAGGATTATACTATTATCCTCAACGCCCTTCACTACTACAAAAAAGTTGAGAAGCGTGGAAACTTTCAACAATATGACGTAGAGCGCATCAATGCTCTACGTGATAAACTAGCAAAACAATTAATGGAGAATACATGAGTACACCAAAACCAATCACCCTTGAAGAGTACGCTGAAGTTGGACCTGAGTTTTTCGCTAAGTTTAACTACGTAAAAACCCAGCTACCCGGCGATACTGATGTTGAGGAAGTATTGACAATCATGGAAACTCTTGCTGGACTTGTTATGATTCGTCGTGATGAAATTGAAGAGGAGAATGGAGAAGCTCCTTCAATGGGATTCATCAAATCATGAAATTAGATATCAGAGATATACCACTTTACTATATCAATCTTGACAGTAAAGTAGATGACAAGACTAGATTAGAGAATCTACTGTTCGAAACAGGATTCAAATCAGTAAATCGTATCTCTGGTACTTTACATGAAGACCCAAAGGTTGGTTGTGCTCTATCTCACCTAGAAGTAATGGGTGACAGGAGCATACCAACCCCTTTTATTTTGATTGAAGATGATGTTGACTTTACCGGAGTCAAGTTTGAATATGATATTCCAGATGATGTTGATGCCTTATACATCGGCACATCAAAGTGGGGCAGATTCCTAAATCATAGCGGTCCCTTCGTTCAGTATCAGAAAGTCAATGATGATATTGTCAGGGTATATAATATGCTATCAACCCACGCAATCATCTACTTTAATGATGGATATAGGGAACATCTTCGCAGAACATGTGAGTACAGTGCCAACGTAGCCAAGTATCACTTGGATGTTGAATATGCTGAAAACCAAAAATACTATAATATCTACGCTCTAGATGTTCCCTTTTTCACCCAAATGGGTTATAATAATCAGGTTACTAATCAACCAGTAACACAGTATGGAATGGACTTAGAACAGTCCGCTAAATACTTTGAGCTTCAAAAGTGGAAGCTAAATCTATCTGGCATCCCAGATGGAAACGGTGGAGTGAGTTTCTATGACCCTCGCCACTGGACACAAATTGGAAATCCTTAAACTATTGGTATTTTATTATGGCAGAGACTGATCTACATGCAAAGCAACAGCAGCAACTAAGAGAACTAGCAGGGCGTCGAACTGAGCTAGTCGGTGAACTACGTAAGCTCCAAGAAGAAGCTGCTAAGAAGCAAGAGCTACTAATCCGTATTGAAGGTGCTCTAGAAGGAGCTGCCCTACTCGGCATTGAGCTTGAGGAAGAAGCTCCAGAAGCTCCAGCTCCCAACGAAGCACCTAGTCTATAATTTCCCGTATGGTAGCCTAGAATACTGAAAGCTAGGCTACCACATTGTACAATTACTCTACATCGCACTTAAAATCCATGGCTAAGGCACTCCGTATGGATCTTATCGAAGAATATTATAGTAAGTATCGCGCACGGAACCTCTCTAGAGGTGGCTTCATGTTCCGCCAAAGATACACTGAAATCAGTGAGCTATGGTTAAATTTAACTGATGAAGAGCGTAAAGCTGTAAACATTCGTTTTATCCAAGAAAACCTAGAAACTCAATGAGAGATAATATTGTAGCCGTTGATTATGCCCTCCTCCTTGGCGAAATGGAGGGAACCTACGCTAAACTCAAAGTCCTTGGTACTGCCGAAGAAGTTGAGTACGTAGAAGCGATGAAGAAAAGGTACTACAAACTTTACTTCGCAGCACTCAAGCGGGAAAGAGAACAACTGCTTGACTAACCAACCAAAACCTGTTATACTTAACAGGTAGGCAAGACTCGCTAGCTCAGCTGGATAGAGCAACTGCCTTCTAAGCAGTCGGTCGTAGGTTCGAATCCTACGCGAGTCGCTTCGCCCTTGTAGCTCAGTGGTAGAGCAGGGATTTTGTAAGTCTCAGGTCGCAAGTTCAAATCTTGTCGAGGGCTT